ACAGACATATATACAAGAGCTTTGGGCTGCTTATGCTACAGATACAAGCCAGAGCGCACTCTTAGAGTTTGTCTATAGACAGACACATAAGCGATACCTCCATCTACATATGCTTACGAAGAAAGAGGCACAAAAGATAATTCCAGTGCTTAAAAAGATGTCAAAATGTTAATTTTTTGTTTATGAAATGTAAGTAAATCAATGGTTTTATGATATAATTCTTTTTCGGAATGGTGTCATATAATATGTAATATGCATCAAAATGATGTGGACCCAATAATCCCTCTGTTAGTGGCAAGGATTAGCATCAATTTAAGGAAAATTTATGTCTAAAAATACAATCCTAAAGGGAAACTACATAGAAGTTTCATCATCTGGAAGGTTTAAAAGTCGTTCATCTGATAAAAAACGAAAAGCAAGAAGTAAAACAATCCTCAGCAGTGGTAATATTTACCCATTTTCATCTAAAACCTTAACTGACTTCGCATTTTAGCCGCGAGGTCACCTCTTGAAAGAATATAATCATAGAAAATATAATCAGCAAGCTTTAAAAAATTATGTCTATTTATCGCTCTTTGAGTCTAAGTATGCTGTATATTATGGTGAACGCTTAGCTACTTCGATAGAAAAAGTCTTGACAGTATTGCAGTTTGTTTTTATGAGAGATATTACTGAAGAAGAGTATTCATCATATTTAAAAGAACTAGTCATTATAGGTACGCATGTTCTTAACAAGTCATCAAAATCAAGTGGTAAGGATATTAAAAATATTTCCTTAATCAGAAGAACAATTTCCGAAGCTCAGAAAAGTGAAAAAATTGCCAATTATATCAATTCAATTCCAAAATATGAGCGTTTATTATCAATTATATCAAATGAAATATCTCAACATGAGATTGATAAAGACTTTAAGCTGATCACCGATAAATCAACACCGATTAATATGAAAATTGTGAAAGATGAATATCGAATGCTTTTTGAGTGTATTGAATTAAATGACAAAGTTTATGAAGTAATAACTGCATCAGAAGAACAACATTTTCCTGATGAGGAAGAGTCGTGTGTATTATCAAGAGATACAGCAATACATGAAGTACATCAAGGATTTACACATTTAAGCAGACATACAAACAATGGTTATAGCCATGATAAAGAGTTAGAAAGGTTTAAATCTCATATCCGAAGAGCTGCTTTAGATATATTAAAGCTATCAATTGAAAGTATCAGAAACTATTTTATTAAGATTGATAATAAAAAATTATTCAATCAAATGTCTCTTTCCTTTTCCAGTATTAAAAATCATGAAGTCAGTAATGTTGTAAGCGCTGCAATGCCTGATTTCAAACAAAGATACACTACGCTAATAAATGAGTATATTAAATATATAAAATAAAAAATGACAAAATAGCATATTTTTAAGTCTTGTTTACAAAATTATGTATAATTCATCCATCTTGCAATAAGGATGGATGCATGAGTGCTGCTGTAACCAACTTCGACCTCTTTAAAGAGTTCTACGACTTCGCAACAGACCCACAACACACTATGAACGATGTCATCAAAGAGTTTGGCGGTTCAAGCTTCTATATCCCCTCTGCAAAAACAACAATCCGAAACGATGAAATACTTACCGATTATAAAAACAATCTAGGCAAACGAGGCATAATTAAAGAGCTCTCTCGAAAATATGACCTCAGTGAAGCGCAGGTTTACGCTATTACTAAAGAGGTTCGTGAGCCGAGTTTATTTTCCTAAAAACTCAAAATACTTTTCTACTATTTGCTCAAGCTCTTTGAGTGTCTGAGAGTAGAGTTCTCCGTTTAGTTTTATAGGCATAAAAGCTCTTGCAGGGGTAGTTCCTTCCTTATTTCCAAACTGCATAACTATAGGGTATGGATATCCTTTTTTCGTGGCATTTGTTCCTACAGTTACAGAATTTGCATCGTTGTCTGCATAAAGTCTGTCTTGCATATTACCTTTATCATAAAGTATCTTCTCAGGGTGTGCATCACTTTTTCTTGGTTGAATAGGGGACCATTCTTTTGCATCCGGAGTTTGTTCCTTTTCAAAGCTCTCCTCTATAACATTTCTCAGGTGGTTTGCAAGCTCTGCAGTAAGCCCTTTTGTGTCATCTGCTCTTTTTTGCAGTGTCTCTAGTGTATCTTCTATCTCTTGTGTGTTGATTGCTTCTATATATATTTCACTCATTTTTATGCCTTTTTGTGTTATAATTACGTAAATCAAAGAGACAAAGTCGTGATAATGAGGCAATGCAAGCTCTACCCTGCAAAAACACGACCTTAGTCTTGCTTCGAGTCTCTTTGATAAATCAGTTTTGATACTCTTTTATTTTCTACAGTTCCCGTACTATCCACAAAATACAGACTTACACCAAGTGTTTTATCCTTTTCATATGCAAATAGACCCATTAACGCTCTTTTAGCTCCGTTTTGAGTTGTATAGTATTTCAAGTACTTTTTTATAAGTCTGTTGTTTGGGTCAAAGTACTTGCTGTTTGGTGTTTTTAGTTTTTCAAGCTCTATATATATTTCATCTGGGTCTCTTAACAACTCGGCGAATTTGTCAACATAGAGGTGTCTATCTCTTTTTGTAGCCTTTTTATAATCAAGTGTTTTAAATAGCTCTTCGTTAATTACGACCGGATCGTTTATTTTATCGACGAACACCTCACCTGAAGCGACACCTAAATCATTGAAAAATTTTTGATGCACCTCTTCTGTAGTAAGATTTGCATAGTCTTTGTTCCTGGCATCTTGAATGTTTGGTAAACTTTTAATCGTACTATCCAAATCTATTTTAGAGATACGAGAGAGCTTATTCCCTTTGCGTGTATCGTATGCAAAGTCTTTGTCTGCAATGTTGTCAAGTTCTCCCTCTGTTATCTTCCATCCTCTACGCTCTATCTCTCTTTTAGAATATGCCTGTTTTTTACATTTGCATCCCCATCCATTTAACGGTGAGTTTATAATCCACCACGGGTCATCTTTGCGTTTGATAGTTCCATGTCGTGCAGCGTGTGATTCTCTTGTAGTTTCTAAAAGAGCCGACACATATCTACGATAAACAGAGAGTGGAAGTGCGTCCATTTGCTCTTCTCGTGCGACATTGTACGCCATACGCATATTTGTTTCAAAGATGTTTTTAAGTCTTCGAGAACCTATTTTAACGCTCTTTACTTCTCCTGTGGCAGGGTTTACAATATCTTTTACTCCCCACCACCCTTTCTTTTGAAGCGTTGGCTGGATGTTTTTTTGAAACTCTTTAAAAGTTACACCGCTATCCATTGCGCTGAGTAGCTCTGAGTAGATATCGTTGAGTAAATCGACACGCGTAACCTTAGCAACTGTAAAAGCCCTATGATGTGCATCTGCTTTTAGTTCATCGTAGTTAAAGGAAAGTTTGAATCCTTTTGCTTTAAGATAGTTTATAGCAGCATCTGGAGAGAGTCCAAAAGAGAATTTAACCATTTGGATTTTCATCCTCTATCTCTGCATGTCCTAAGATGGCAGCATTGGCGATGTTGTTAAAGAGCATCGCTTCGAGATCGTTCGTGTTAATAGTTGGATAGAGTTCTAAAATCTTCTCTATCGCCTCTTGATACGAGCTACTTGAAGCAACAATATTTATTATTTGTTCTTGAAATGTTAGTGGATTGAGAGTGTCAATCTTGTTTGTTTCAAGTTCGAGCTGGTCTTGTGGCATATTTGCACTAAAGCTCATACGCTTGTTTGGAATCGCTGCTTGAGCATTTGAAACCTTCTCAACAGTGATGTTATATCGCTTCTCTATATACTCTTGTGTCGGTTGATATCCCATATCATAGATAACTTTGTCTCTATCTGCCCACTCTTTATCTGGGTCGTCTTGATCCTTTAAATCTACACTAAGATCCTCTGTATAGCTATTTACCTCTTTAAAGTACCGCACTGTGGTTTTTATAATACTTCGCAATATATTTTCATCTGCACGGGAAATATCTTCTCTGATTTCGTTATGAACGGTTGCAGCAGCTTGAGAACCCCCTGTTACTTGTCCAGTAAGATTGCCTCCTGTAATGACTTCTCGTATCTGATTATCTAAATATTCAATGATTTCTTTGAAGTTACCGCTTTTATCTGCTGTTTTTATTTCCAAAGAGTCTTCGAGATTGAGCACTGCACCGTCACCGCCAAGCATGTTATATATCTCATCTGCAAGTGCATTTTTGTCTTCGTCAGTTTTGGCTATCACCCACGGTGTACCAAATCTTTCTAGTAAATCCATCCAGAACTCTAAAGAGGCATTTTTAAACTGTATAAGCCAAAATAGCGTGTTAAAGATTGGTTTTCCATAAGGTTTTTTCGGTTTTGCTTTATAGGTTGCATGGATAGCTTTATAGGCTGGGATGCTCTGGGGCATACCGTTTGCACTAAACATAAGCTCGCCATTTATAAGTTGAAAATCTGTGTATGCTCTCTCAAGTAGCTTTGGATACCATAGGAAGTCTTTCTCTACCCAGTTGATTTCATAAACACTAAAGCCATGGTATGGCGTATCAAGTATGGCATCAAGCAGATCGTAGTGAAATATCTTTTCAATCTCCTCTTTAAGAGTCTCATCTTTACATGTAACGACAATCTCCTTTTTTAGAGTTGCACTTTTTCTACGACCTATCGCTGCTGTTACGGTTGAATCTCTCTCTATCTTATCAATGGTATCGTCATCAAGCCAGTTATTTTGCACGGGGAGTTCAAACAAACTTTTGAGAACATCCTTTGCTCTAGAGTTTAGTTTTAAAGTTGTTCTGCTGCTTGTCTCTTTTTTTGCACCTATTAAAGAGCCTTTTGCTTTTATCTTTTTATTTTTTGCCATTATCTTTTGCCTCTCTTTCTGCTGAATCTTTTGCTACTTCCTCTTACATTTGTTCGTTTATTGTCAGCACCTTTTTTAATCTTTTGAAGTTTTGATACTTTATAAAGTGTCTGCAGGGGGTCATGCAAGTCGTCATGGTCAGCTTCTGGGAAATCATCCATCTGGTTAAACAGGTCAAAATGTTCGCCAACAAAGATGATATCTCCATCATCAATAGGAAACTCAAGCTCACCCATACGGTCCTCTTTGTTTTGGGTATGGTGGATGAATTTCATTGTTGGCATAGAAATACTGGAGTTGAAGATTGCCTCTTTGAGCCAATCTCTTAGCATATAAAAACCACCGTTTGCATCCCCGCTTATAAGATCAGGTTTAAAAAGCTTCATAAGTCTAATGGTCTCAAGTATTACAGGTCTCCCTTTAATTCGCATCTTCTTTGAATAAAAAACATAGAGCTTCTGGTCAGCCATACATATTCCACCGCCGATAAATCCACAGTAATCCCCATCGTCACTATCTCCCTTTGCATCGACAATCAAGAACTTTTTATCTAACTTTGGCATCTGTGTATGAGATATCTTAATAAACTTAGAAGAGTTAAACTTCTGATTCTCAGAGTTTGGATTGTTCTGCTGCTCTTTCTCGAACGCTTTAGGATTAGTTGCACGCTTGCGCATAAGGAACTCTAAACTAACACTATCCCAAAGTAGGTGTGCACCCTCATCCATTTTTACTCTATTTAGGCGGTAGTAGTTTGTAGCAGCTTCTACACTTTCATGTTTATAGAGTTTTGCGTACTCTTCCCACATATCCATATTGAGTGGATAGGTTACTAATGCTCTAAAAGTTTTGGGATTCCAATACTTGAGTTTGAGCTTTCTTGCTAGAACCGAATCACGATGCAGTATAGTTCCAATGTAGATGATATCCATATCGCCGTTAACAGAGCCAAGGTTGTCGATAGCTTCATCTAGCCAATCTTCAAGCCTATCTCTTTGTTTGCGGGATTTTACATTTGTATCATTTTCTAAATCATCTATAAGTGCAAGGTCTGGTCTGTATGTACCATGTTTAACCCCACGCACCCTTTTGCCGCTACCAAAGCCTTTTATCTTGACATTGTTATTTGTGACGATTTCCCCGACTTTCCAGACTTTACCGATACCACAAGCTTCAGCAAAGTCTGCCTTGAGGCGTTCATTCTCTTCAAATTCTGCTTTGATGGCTTCTATAAGTGTCTCTGTAAGTTCAATCGCATCTGAAAATAGGGTTATGAAGTGCTTTAAGTCATACACAATCGCATAGATAGCAAAGACGACTGAGACATCCGTACTTTTACCAAATCCACGAGGAGCTGCTACTGCAAATTTCTCTCCAAGTACTCCTGCAGTAGATACAGAGACAAGGCTTTTTCCTTTTATACGTTTAAAGATAGTCTCTAAATGTTCTTGCAGACCACTCTTTCCAGATAGTGTGTAGTAGTGTGGAAAGTATGTTGTTCTAAAATAATGAAAATCTTCAAGTGCTTTTGCCCTACGCTCATTTTTGAGGGCAGGATCTAGAGCATTGGTAACTTTTATCTGCTCTTTGAGTCCAAAAGTAAAATCATCTACCCACTCAAGGAACTTTTTGCGGGTGAACTTTTTTGCTTTTGATTGGCTTAGCCCTCTGAGTTTTGCTTCCTCATCTGCTTCTTGTAAAAGGTTTTGAAGTTCATCTTTGCTAAATAGAGACATCTGCTAGCTCTTCTTGCTTTTCGTTAATGGAGTCTATGATAGCCTCTAAGCACTCTTGATCTATATTGTCTTTTATTATCTCAAGCAGTGTTGTAATAGTATGTTTGATGATTCCAAGCTTGTATGCTTCGGGGTCTTCATGTGCAGCGATTTTGCGCATTTTTGAAAAGCCGTCTGCAACTGAAGTTATCTTGTCCGCTTTTTGACTTGAGCTTAAATCTTCATCTTCTCGAATCTCTCTAAGCGTTGCATACATGTAGCCGACAAACTCGGTAAACATGTTTTGTTTCTGCTCATCTGATGAAAGTATCTGTTTAGAAGCTTTGAGAGTGAGCCAGTCAAATCCCTCTTGTTTATCTTTAGTTTGATAGTTTGATATTGTTTTTTCGCTGACTCCTAGAGTCTGGGCAATTTGTTTAAAGTTTTTCTCTGCATCGACAAAGAGGCTTCTTGCAAGGATTCTATTTCTATCTGCGTTACTTAGCTTTGCCATTATCTAAAACCTCTCATATTTACTCGTTTTCTCTCTCTGTGTGCAAAAGCAAACGGTTTAGTCGTCTCATCAACCGAAGCCGTGGAACTGCTCGTCACCTCTGTTCTTAATCTTCCGTTACTCATCTTGCTTAAATACGATTCATTCTCTTTTTTGAGTTCTTTATCAGAGTCACTTATAAGTTCATTTTTTCTTCTTAGTTCGTAGATAGTAAGATCTACTGTGATTTTTTTAAGAAGCGGTGTTGGATTGTCCGGGAGGACAATAAAAGACTCTATAAAAGAGATAGCATCGTTTAGTGCATCGTCAATAACATCTTGATCAATTAAGCCTGTTGCATTAATATCGCTTAGTTGTACAAGTTCACGCTCACTTATCTCTTTTAGTAAATCTTCATTTGTAATCATCATCTTAATACCTCAAAATTGCCGTTTAAAACCCGTTTAAAAACCATTTTCTCTTTTTGCTCGATAGATTTATCGTATTTGTCAATAAAGAGCGTTAAAGCTCTTTATTTTTATGCACTAAATTTCAGTTTGATAAGTGCTCCTGGTCTCACACAATAAGGAATCACTTTTGTTTCCGTCTCAAATCCCCAGCCTTTTCCTTTTTCAAGTTTTTCCGGCTTAGATGCAAAGAAGAGTTGTGGAGCCACTTTCATAGCATCCGTGTGGTCAGCTCTTCCATACACATGTTTAAATACATCTTGACTTTTAGGAATGACTACAGCTTCACCATCTGCGATAAACGGATGCATATTTCCATTTTCGTCTTTCCATTTTGCTCTAAAAGGTGTATATCTCTTAGAGTTGTAAACAAGTGTACGGATTCCATTCTCATCTTCATCCCAGCTCGCTTGCCCACCCAATCCAAATTCACCAGCTGTTTTTGCAACTGCTGCAAGTCTTGTTACAAAAATTGGAGATGCAAGAATTTCATATGGTACTGTTTTGCCAAGCTCCTCGGTAAGCGCATCATCAATTGCATCAAGAGCAGTAAGATGTTCTGTGTTTTTATACTCAATAGGAGCATCATCTGTTGTGAATTCAAAGAGAACTGTTCCGTTGCCATCAACAACTTTCCCAAACAAAGCACCTGTGGCCATAAACTCAATTGTTGTCATATAGTCCTCTTTGTGCTCACTCATGATTTCATTTATCTTTTTGGATACTGCCGTGACCATAGCCTTACCCTCAAGTGTTTCAAGTTCATTAACCTCATGGGCAAGAATCTCTCCTGATTGACCGAAGCGTGGAAGCTCTATGCGAATCTCATATACATCACCATCTTCTCGCACAAGTCTATCTGCACCTTTTGCCAAAGCAGTGAGTACTGTAGAAGCTTTGCGTTTAATACGAAGTTTTGCCGTTGTTCCAAGTTCCTGCTCACCTTTTGATTTAAAGTATTTGTCAAATACATAAGTACCGCTAGTGTTGAGCTGGTTGATCGCTTTCATCATTGTTGTGAAAGTCCATAATGCCATTATTTGTCCGAAATTCATTTTTCACCTCTTACTTTGTCATAATTTTATTTTTAAATAGGATTACTTTTAAGTAGTCATCCAAGCCTGTTGCATGTTTTGCAAGAACATCACATGTAGTTGCTACAGTTGTTTTTGTGTCTGCCGTAATATCGTTGTATAGAACACCGTTTGCATTCCACTCACCAAGATTTTCCCAGCTATTTGTATCTGTTAAAGCTGCACTGTTGTTTGCAACCAAACTTTTGTAAGTGTGCCCTTGATAATATACCTCTGCATCTACAGCAAATGGAGCATTTGCAGCATCATAAGCATCTGTTTCAAGAGTGTACCAATTCACGCCACCGTCTGCAGTTGTTAAAAGTGTTCCTAATTTAACTGCTTCACCCTCTGCGAGAGTTGCAGGAACATGAA